TTTTTTTTTTTTTCCCTGGGGCTTCTGTCGGCTGCCCAGCCATAATTACAGGGCCTGTGCTTTGCACAGGTTACACCATGCCAAACGTGGCATAGTGTAAAAAGGTTAGCGGTGCGGCAAGTATTTTGCCCCACCAACCCTTGCGGGCTAACTTTTGGCTGGTGGTTAGAGTCCATTTTTCCTCTAGATGAGCTCGAACAGAGGAAGTCCGGGATCTGAACCAATTACCAAAATTCTTAAAGCCACGCTTGGCGCGCCTATACCAGGAGTCTGATTCGGGTTTTTTCTCAGCTCTGGCTTTCATTAGACTGATTTCCTTGTCTAGGGCCTGCCGCTCAGTAGCTTTTGCTGCCTTGCGGTGGTCTTTGACGAGTCTGCCAGCTGCCACACTATCTGTGTCTTCAAAGTCAGACACCTGCAGTGCGTCTGCCGTTAAACCAGCATCTATCACATCTTTTAGGGTGAGGAACCCTTTTTCTCGGACTGACTTCACCATACGGATTTCAGACGTGTCTAAAGATTCCATGATGAGTGACAGCTCCGCCTCAGAAAGGTCTCCGGACCTTCCGCTTAAGGTGTCCAGTACTGAGTTGACTACTGGGGTGAAGAGTTTCCTTGATTGGTATGTGGATATGCGGATATCATCATACACGCCATCAAAGAATGTGGCAAAACCCTTGACCGCAGCAGCTTTACTCTCCCTCAGGGCTATGCGAAGGTATTTGGCACGTAACTTGACGTCTAGGGGGTCAGCATTTCTGGCCTTTTCAACAAAAGCCTTTGATTTGGCTCCCAGCATGTCAGAGACTGTGCCCTTGAGTCCAACGTAACCGGACTTTGGTGCCTTCAGTACATTAGCAAAAGTAAAGGGGGAATCCAAGTCTCCCTTGGCTTGGGCAATAGACAACTCATTAGACAATTCAATAATTTTGTTCTCAAAAGCACTAGCCTTTGAGGCCAACTCAGCTTTCTCCTTATTTGCTTGCTGAAGCTGGTTGTTCAAATCAGTCACCCTGTTGGCCGCTAACTCAGAGGCCTCCTTTAAGGAGCTGTCTGGCTTGGAGTCAGTGGACTCTTTCTTAGATTGCAAGACAGCCTTCTTGGCCTCCAGGTTTTGGGCCCTTGCTTCAACCAGGGCTGTACGGAGGTCATCCATTTGTTTGTCAATGGCGGCACGCGTTTCAGCATTTGCAGCCTTCTGAACCTCCCAAGCATTTTTAAGGTCCACTAGTTCCTTTTTAGAAGCCTCAGCAGCAAAAAGGGCACGCTCTTTATCAGTCTCAAAGGTGGACACCTTGAGTCTGAGAGTGGCCAGCTCAGCATTTAATTTGGCTAGCTCGGAGGGGGCGACTGAGTGGGACACAGAATCATGGATCAGTGAGGTCAATGCTTCACTAAGCTCATCCATTTTGCTTGTGTCAACCATGCGAATGGGGGTTCCACTAATGGTGCCAGGCCTACTAAAAGATTTTAAAAATTCTTTTACCTTCTCTGACACTTCAGCGGATGCACTTAGGGTGCTCTTAATGGATGGGGATTGAGCTGGGCCCACGGGTCCAGCACTTACGGGTTGTTTCTTAATCTTGTCTGACATATTGAGAGACGATACCCCGCAGAATATTTCGAGTCACACTCTTCAGGCCTCTTTAGTGACATTTGGTCCTTATGTAAAACCCCATTCTCCAAGATCCGGATCCGGGAAAGGCAATTCTGCCTTTATGTTGCCCAGCAAAGGGGCAGATTGTTCTCTAATCAAGGCATCCAATTCTGGAGGAGGAGAACCACCAGAAAACATTCTTTTGGCTAGGGAAGCACTGATATCCAGCACTGACCCCAAGAGAGAGAGGGTGGACACACGGGTGCTTTCTCGAAGAAGGCCCATCCTGGCTGTGTCAATGAATGACGGGACAGACCCGTCATTCGTGGACATTTCCATGGCAGACACCCTCTCCCGAACTAAAGCACCCAAATTGTGCGTGTACTTGTCTAGCTGGCGAAGGGCTTCCTCGCGTAAATCTTCCGCAGCAGGGCCTTGTTCTTGGTCCAGGCCTAAAAGCCGCATGATCCCCCCCCTGCAGTAGGATGACAATACTGACACTGGGGCTCCCGAGGCTAACAAGGTCAGAATAGTAGAGGGATCCTCAAGGGAGCTAAAATCCTGATTTACTATAACCTTGGGGTAGCGTAAAATGAGAGCTTGGCCATGACTTGTGCGGCCAGTCCTGCCACACCTTTGTTCAATTTGGTCATGGGACAGCCTGGTGTGCATTGGCACAACCTTTTCCTTCTCTTGCCTCACAAGGAAACCAATGTCGCTTGTGATTACCAAATTGACGTCCGGCAGGGTTAGACCAACGTCGGCCACAGAAGTGGTGCATATGACAGAGTATGATGAAATGGCGAGGGGATTTACTCCTGAAGATAGCACAGCAGCCCTGGAGCCGATCAACTCTACTGCAGCAAGGCATTCAGCCACGGTGTTGAAAAACACAAGGGCCTTGCTACTTGATGGTTGCTCCTTAAGGATTGCTTGCACCTCTTCCATATAGTGTTGCTTAAACTCATGGACCGTTCTAGGCCCTTCATGGACCTCTGCTCTCTTGTTCACTTGCCATATCCTGGCTGTGTTGAGAGGGATGTGGGTAGACCGTGCGAGGAGGTTGGGGCTCGGGGTGGCTGTAAGGAACAGCACTTGTGTTTGTGCCAGACCCTTTAATATTTCATGGACCAACAGGTAAGTGGCCTCAGTGATATGGGCTTCATCCAATATAACTAAGTTCTCAGTACCCCACCATGATTGATGCAGGAGAAATTCAGTGCCAGTACAGTAAACTACCTTGGCTTCGGGGTCTGGGTGCATTCCTACTGTACTCCCAGTGCAGTCCATGCCCAAAGCCTGTTGGCAGTAAGGGACGGTTGTCTTAACTATGGCACTGCGTGGTTCTATCACGACCACCTTTTTGAACTTGTGGCCAAGGTTGTCAGCACAGGCCTTTATGAATGCAGTAGATTTTCCACTCCCTGTTGGGGCCTCGACTGTAATAGGGACCCGTGTTCTGGCATCCCTGACTAGTCGAATGACATCGGCGTAATTTGGGGGGAGTGCAGTCCAGAATCTCTGGAACAGGAAGAAACTCAACCTGTTAAAGAAATCTGCTAGATCGGGCACTTCAAACTTCATCACAAACCCAAAGTCTAAAGGAGAGTGCACAAGCCCAAGGGCGGTAATGACTAACAAATCCAGAATTGGGAACGACCACCTATTAATGTCGGATTGAAACTTGCAATTAACCAAAAACTGAAAGTTTGCCACCTTTCGGTGTATCTCGGTGAGGGTTCCGGTTTTCCGGCGGCCCTTTGTCAGGTGGTGGTAAGTGACAAAAATCCAGTGTCTCAACATAAGTGAACTGTCTGATGTCTCAGAGTTGTCTGACTCTATGGTAGCATCCAACACATCATAGGGGCTGCGCCGCACAATGGCAGCAACCTCCGCGTAACCAAGGGTTGAGTTTGCACGTCGGATCAATTCAATGGGCCATGAACAAATGGGGGCACACCGAGCCTGAAATGTTCTGAGGTAACCAAAGTTGAACACAGTAGGATTTATGAGATCGGGCAAGAGTGCCAGACTGCCGAGTAGTGAGTCCAAAGGGCCGACTTGACCATATTGAACCCAAGCGTTGTCTGGATTCAGAGACACATCAGCTTCTTCCATTTCTGCGTGGGGAGTGACAGCAGCGGATGAGTACCAGTCTTGCAACACCTTCTGGTAGGAAGGCACGGTGATTTGCTTTGCCTTCACTATCCGAGAAAAGGTGTTAGTACGCTTTATAATTCCTGCTATCTGGTCATAAATGTCGGGATGGTGGGCTGTCAAGGACAGGTAGCTCAATAGTCTCTTGAGCCGGTACTCAGGTGCCATAGACTTCACCTTGCTCACAAGCTTGCCAACAAGTCTTGACTTGTCATGATAAACCACCCAGCCATTGTGGCCAGCTACCCCAGCAAGTCTTAGGTCATCCATGTCAGAGGGCGTGGGACGCCGGACAAATTTGCTCAGGAAAGGTATTTTTGAGAGTGAACCTTCTGCTTCCACCCTCAAGGTCACCCCAAACTTGGCCATGCTCTGTTGTATATTTGAAAATTTCCACATCACGGGACGGGTTTGCAGAGTTGACAGAACATGGTCGTCGCCGAAAACACTCAATTCATTGTAAAACTTGAATTCTTTGGCGCTCAGGCCTGTGAGGTCCTTCCAGGCCATCAAATACAAAATCACGCAAGCAGCAGAATTGTCCATGGAAGTAGAAGAGTGGCCAGTGGTCATCCCAGTTCCTTTCCGGTAAATGTCTCCGGTGCTGGTTGTGTTCAACAATTGGCTGTTCACTTGGTCATAATTTATGTCTATGAGCTTGCATATGCGATCATAATCGCGGTGGTGTTCATACCCCCGCTTCCTCACGGCAGCGATTAGCCGTTGGATCTGGTGGTCCACGGTTGAGTCAAATTCTGAAAAGTCCCCTGCTACATGTATCTGACAGCGGGCATGCTTTGCATACATCCTGCTAAACCAATAGCCATTCAGTGGCATCCCCACCTTTACTGGAGTGGTTTCCCACCTAAAGTTGTGATTGGGCCAATAATTCCACACCGTAGAGAGGATATACTGGCCAATGGGGGACCCTATAACAGTTCTAACTTTGTCTTCCAAGTATTTCCTGGGAGGCAAGGCTTCATCCTTGACAGACACATGAGACACTGGAGTAAGGCTTGATGCTATCTCAAATGTGCGCCTCCACAAATTCTTAAAGGATGCATAACCAATGCTAGAAATAAACTTCCAACGAGAGTACTTCTTCTTTGGCCTGTCAGGGTCATGCATGAAAGACCCCAAGGCATACTTCTTTTCCCACATCCTAATGATGTGGTTGAAAGGAGCGATCCGGGAAAACTTGAATATGTCCCCCAGCAAAAACCAAACATCATCCAGGGGCAAGTCCGGGTAGTTGTACCGAGGGCTCTTGAAGTACCGGGATATGCTTTCAAGTTCATTCCGAACCGACCTATACTCTTCCGTCCGTTTCCACTCCACTGCCTTCAGACGGAGTGGGTCCAACAGCCGGTCCAAGTACATAGTTCGGTTGTGCAACCCTTGTTCCCAATCGGTACCGCCCAAAAGCCATTCGACATATTTGCCAGTTGAGCCTGTGCGAGACGGGTCAGCAAGGGAAGTGTTGATTGGCCAACCCAGCTCCTTCATGAGCTCCAGGGTTTCCTGGACATCAGCAGTGGAATAGCTTGATTTGCGGGGCCCCAAAATATATGAAGGGAGCCCAAGGTCTGAAACCACTATGGCTATTTTTGACGCAACTTCAGAAAAGGTGTTCTGGAACTTCCTGCCCACCCTGACCTTGAAGCCATGCTCATCAAACCACTTCCTGCCCACAAATTTGTACTCTAAGTGGACAGCTAGCAGGTATGCTGTCAAGATGGTCACTTCCAATTTCAACCTCCTGAGAATAGGGAATGACAACACTTTCCGCACGACTTCTGCAACAAAAACCACGCTGGCCATGGTTCCCCAGAAGCCTGCTGGGCTGGCAAACAGGACAAAAACACTGAAAGCAAAAGTCCACTGGAGAACTTTCCAAACGAACTTAACATACCTGCCAGCTATACCGGCAATCATGAAGGCCAAATAAGAATAACATAGGGCCCAAAACGTTGGGCTGTAAGTCACAGCCTTCTGCGCTGCCAAAACAAACCAAGACCACAACAGGGAGGCTGCCTGGTAGTGGTTTAAAGAAGTGGGAGTGCCAGTAACTTTCCGGACAGACGAGAGTATGAAATCTGAGTCCAAAGGAGACAAGGAGGTGTCAATAGCCGCCACCACAAAAGAAGCCACTGGCCGGAGGTGCCAAAATGACCCCTGATCCACCCAAAGGGCTTGGTCGGGCCCAAACTGGTGTATAAGAGCCACTTCCCTTGACACCCAATGCCGTGCTGTCAGGACCATAACAGCAGCAATGACACATATTACTGGGCACCAAAACCAAAACAACAGTGCCCACTGCATGAATCCACTAGCGAATATGATGATGCCAGCTGCAATCAAGGGCAAACCGAGCACACACAGAATCACAAAGAGGGCCACAAGTAGCCCACTAAGCAAAACCAAAAACCTGGACAGAACGTCCAGGACAAAAAGGATAAAAGTAAGAAATCCGTGGTCTGAAAAGATCATCATAAAAA